TCTTTACCACGACAACAGCAACGTATGACATAATTTAATCTCCTGTTTTTCTCAATTTCTACAGTCAGTATAAACGAAAAAAGGGACACTCGCAAGAGCATCCCTTCATTTTCCTAACTATTTTTAATCAACCAAAGCAATGTTCAGTTCTCGATTTTCAAGCTTCAAGCCTTTTGTCTTACCATCGTCAACTTCTTTGAACATTTTATCAAGGTCAATATCACCAGCGGCTGCTTTACCAGAATCTTTGGCTTTCTGAAACATTTTCATAGCAGCTTCATACTTCATGGTTGCTGACTTTTGAACTTTCCCATCAACAACTACACTAACTTTGTAGCTATTTCCACTTGCCTCGCTTAAAAATTCTTTGTAGGTTTTCATAATTATTCCCCTGAGTCTAAATCTGGTGTTTTATTGTATTTCCAATCACTGGTGAAATTAGTTCCTTTCTTGTCTACCTTGAAAGAATCATCAGTACCCATTTTGTAAGAAACCCACTTATTGGTGTTGGTAGCAACCACCAGATAAGGTTCAGTTTGTTTTAGTATCCATGCATCAAGTTCGTCATTGTTCAGAAGCTCAGAAAATATAGCTTTATTATTCCTATCGACAACATAAGTGGTAAATCTAGGTTTAGCTTCAGATAGAAATTGTTTGTAGGTTTTCATGAATATTTCTTTCCCTTTTCTTTTGGTATACCAATAGTATAACACTATTTATCACATAATGACACCACCAGAGATTGGTTCTGGAATCTCTGTGTTCGCTCCAAAGGTATCACAGAAATTTGATAAGTTCTTTCTTAGATAGGCTTCTGCCATTGTAAATTTAGCAACAGCATGATTATAAGAAACTTGCTCATTGAGTTTATCAACTCCATCTTCTTCAAAACACTCACCACAAAACACGAATCCGCATTTTGTAGTGATAAGACAAGCAATTGAATCTTCCCCGTACACGTATTCAATTTTTTCGATTTTTGCTTTTAGTTCAGTTTTCATGATTATCCCTTAGAATTCGATGTCAAAATCTTGATCTTCATCGTCCCTACGCATGATACTAACTTTGTACTGTCCATTATCCTGTTCTTGTGGTGATGCCTGTGTTTTAGAAATGTCAAGCCAATTTTCCATAAACTTCAAAGGGTTTGATTTTGGAAGCGTGTGTTCGCTTTTAATTTTAAGGAAGCTATACACAGGCTTTGAACAAAAAAGCGCCCATTGATTACAAAGGGAGTTAGTCACCCCAACCAATTCACGTCCCTCTGAAAACAGATATCCATTCCAGTCTAGTTCGCTTTGCACAACCTCGTCAACTAAAGATTTAATCTGTTCAGCACATTGCTCCATGGCAATCTTACCACGCTCTGTTTTCAATTCCTCTGTCAAAACGCGCTTATCAAATTCAGCATGAACCTCTAGTTCATCTTGTGCAATTTTTTGAACTGCTTTTCCGATAGGGGCAAACATTCCAGTATCACAAATAGCAAACGTTACAGCAAAGCTAGATGCGAACTGAATGCGTTCCAGACACAGCAATGCTACAAACACCATAAAAGCTTTGTTGTATGTGTCTTGATCGTTTTCAATCATACCTAACGCATACATGTGAGAAGCTTTGTAAGCCTCGCTAAAGACCCTTGAAACAGATGTCATGCGGGCCATAGCCTGTTCTACTTTCAACACCTCTTCTATGATCTCAGATGGATCATCAAAGCTACTACGCACAATTTCAGAGTATGTTGCGGAATGCAAAACCTCATTGTCTGAAATTCTTTGAATTGCAGCCCACAATTCAGATGACGTGATAAACGGAGCCATAACGGGAGCAATGCTTCGGGAAGCAACACTATCCGCTTCCCATTGCCAAGCCAGAGTTTTGATCATAATTTCATACACACTGGCGCTACAGGTCTTAAACTCGACATTGCAAGAACTGTAGTCAAATTCGTTTTCATCCCAGTCTAGGGATTTTTGAGTTTTGTACGTACTCCAAATAGTGGGGTAGTGTTTATTAATCGTATCAAACAAACCGGATTCTTGTTCTCCAAGCAAAAGCTTAGGTTTTTCGTAATCTGTTTTTTCTGTGTTGAATACATTCTTATCAATTGGCATTTATTTCTCTCTTTGTGTAAGTTTGTTTATATTTCACAGCCGCCATCAGGGCCGCAAGCTTTTTCACCTGTATCTAACTCTATACCATCACTTGTTTTGCTGTTTACGTAATACCGAGTCTTTAAACCCATCTTTGTCATATAAAAATAGTCGTTTAACATTTCTGTTGATGTAATGGATGCATCACCAACAAGTCTTTTATATAAATCAGCACTAATGCCCTGATCTGTGAATTTTTGAACAATAGCATAACAGTCAATCAAGTCTTTGGTTGGTATATCCCAAACAATTTCATACTTTTTCGCAAGCTTTTCACCATCTGGCGCACACCAGTTTATAATAATGTTGTCGTCAGATTTTAGCAGAGATAAATCGCGTATAGGGTATAATCCATTTGTGGTTCCAGAAGCTTTAGAACTAGATTCGCTTGGCATATGTGCAACCAAAACAGAATTCCGAATACCCCCATTATCAACAACTTCCTGTCGCAGTTCTTCCCAATCATACTTCAATTCAGTTCCTACAATTTCATCAACTTTTTTGTTGTATGTGTCAATAGGCAACCAACCAACGGGCCATTTTGTTTTGTCTATCCATGGCGCGTTGCCAAGTTCTTTACCCAACTGAAGACTTGCTTTAATCATGTAATACATATGCTTTTCTGAGATTTCATGAATTTCTTTTTTTCCCTCGGTTGTGCTGTAACTCAAACCCTTTTTAGCCATATGATGAGCTAGGCCGATAATACCAACACCAGCATTCAATCTATTCTTAGCAGTAACAGACAAGTGTGGTAGTTCATAATGGGTTCTATGAATGCATTTGTCGATCATCAGCAAAGAGTAATAACATGCTTTTTTGTAATGTTCGTCATTTTTAATATTACCCACTACAATACCGGCCAAACTACATAAAGCAATTTCACCTCTACCGTGATCCTCTGTAGAATAAAGATCAGACATATTTTCATATCCCTGTGTCGGCAATGCAATTTCCGCACACAAGTTTGAACTAAAAATTGTATCATAAAATGGGGTGTGTCTGTTCATTTCATCAGGCCAATGCAAATAAGACCGACCCGTTTCATAAGCCTCGTTCAGTGATACCAGCAAAGATTTCCTAGCATTAACATAAGTCTTTTTAAAGCTATCATCAGCTTCATACTTTGCATACAGAGTAGAAAATAGCTCTTCGTTATCGCTATAAAATGCTGCATACAAATCTGGTGCCGTAAAGCTATTAAACAAAAACACATCTTCTTTCTTAGCTACTTTTCTAGCATAAAATTTGTTTGTTCCAGCATTATAATCCATACCACGAATTTTTTTGTCTTCTGTTGACATTGGATTCTTCAATTGAGATATAACTTTTACTTCTGGATCAAACATAGAATAATATGTTGTTGCAGCACCGCCTCGACCATTTTGTAGGTTTGCTTTGATAGCACCAACCAACTGCCTATAATACGGCAATTTTCCTTGGTGTTTAATTAGACCACCACGAACAGGATCACCAAGAGAACGAATCTGGTGGTGTGCGCCAATACCAGCACTCATATAAGTCATGGTATATCCAATATGATCACCAATACCAATAGACTTAGCAGTGTCTTTAACAGTATACAAGCAACACGATGCAAAGCCCCTTAGATGTGTTCCAAGGTTGACATAGTTGGGAGTAGGGGCATTAATCACCTTGTTCGACAAAAGCTCGTAGAATTCCTCTACGTCAGTCATACGGCGTTCTTTTGGTTCATCCTCAGATAGTGCCATAGCCATACGCATATACACAAATTGTTGTGATTCATATTCTTCACCAGTAACACGGTTCACCAAAGAATATTTTTCACGAATCTGTTTCAGTTCAAAATGTGTAGCCTTCAAATCTCTGCTATGGTCAATCAACTTCTCAACTTGTGTATATTCTTCATCGCTATAGTTCAGGTATTCCATTATACCGATATTTTGAAGTTTTTTATGTAGTTCTGAAACAGTTGGAATGATGTCATTAAATACAGTTTTGTAGATTAAAGCACCATACAAACGACCAGCCATACGATTATAGGACCAAGAATTATACTCAAGACACGTCTTGATAAGTTTTTGTTGCAATGTCTGAGAATCACATTCTTTTGGTAGAGTATTGACAGTATACAAAACGACACTTGACCAATCTACTCTCGTTCCTAGAGTTTTTGCAGCCCACTCACCCCATTGATTTACTTTTGTTGGTGAAAATGCTTGTTTAGTACCATCTCGCTTAATAATTGTTTCTATCATTACTTTCCTTTCCAATTTTAAATATTATTGCAGATTAGATAATCAACAATAGCCGTTGAGTCTATCACGTCGCCTATGGGTGATTCAATATTTTTTCGTGTGTAATTCATAATCGTTTTTAAATCTGTGTCAAAACGAGCATCAAAAGCTTCAAGCATAGCTTCTTTTTTAGAATTTCCTTTGCCACTAAAGTGTTTTTTAATAGTAGTTGGTGCTGGTGTTGTAAATTCAATTCCAGCTTGCCACAATTTCTGTTTAAGAATACCTGTATTTTCACCAATTTGAAAAACAAGCCCACCCTTTGAACCCATACTATAGCCTTCCAAAGCAACCTGTTTTACATTAAATTTTTGCAAAATAGCAAGCGCCCATTCACTAATATTATCAAATCGTTCCATTTCAGATTCATAAGGAATATGAGGCATTCCGTAAATATTTTTATTAAAGATAGACTTATATTTAGTCTCAGAAGTATAGAAAAAAACTTTTACATCATCAAAATTAACAATCGGTTTCATAGAATGAATTGCAATCGCGGGACATCGCATTGAAAAATCTATTCCAGCAACCATTGCAGTCTTACTCATCGTCAGAACCCATATCAAGATCACCACGTTGATCTTCTCCACCAGTGGTGTCACCACAAAAAGGGCAATAACTAATTTCTGAGCTTACACTTACTATAATATATTGCTGATCACAGTTTGGACAAATAACTTCTTGCTTTAACATAAAAACCCCTTGTAGAAAATTGTTTAACTTTAATTTCTACAAGGGATTTATACTGTATTAAATCACAGAATTTTAGAAAACAGGCTGTACAATTACAATAGCTTTTATATCGTAAAATTTACATCCCAATGATTCAAAAATAAAGTCTTTTATTTTATCCATTGGACAGGAATCAAAAATTACTGTAAATGGGTTTGTCCTAAGACCTCTAAGGTTTTCAAGTCTTGAATTAGTAATAGAAATTGCTGGTTTAAATCCTAAGATTCTATTAATTTCTTCTGCTGTGTATTGATTACGACACACTATCAAAACTTCGTCTTTTGATTGACTTACATATTCTTTGATTGCTTCTGTGTGTCCACATTGGCGACCAAAGCTAAAAATAGTTGCTTTTTCAAATGGACTTACATTCTGATACATATGATCCTTGAAATGATCAGCCGAAATATCAATCATACCTTTTAATAATTCTAGCGTGTTGTATGTTCTAACTGTTTTAACCAATTCCATAAAAACCTCTATATGTAAGAAGGGGGCATAAGCCCCCTTTTTTTACTCGCCGTTTGCTAGTTTTGCAAACTCAGCCAACAGGTCATCATCATCATCATCATCAACAACCACTTCTCTCTTGGCTGGTTCTTTTTTCTTTTCTACTGGATCGGGGGTTTTATCATCTTCCCCGCTTGACTCTTTATACTGATCTCGAAATTCTTCTTCTGCTTCCTTAGCGTGATCCTCAGAGGTTTTATCAAGCCTGTCATAGTCTTCACCAGTCACTTGCTTAAACCGCGCTGCAAGCTCGTCAAACGGCTTCACAACAATGAAGCTAGAAAGATCATAAGTCTTTTCAAAGACTTCTTTCATCTTCTCTTCATCACCATCCATAAACCCAGCGACATTACCAAAAAGTGATTCTTCATAATTTGGTACTAGAACCTTATTACCAGTTCGACCATCAGGAATTTCACGCCCTACAGCGCGAATTTTTAATGGTGCACCACCCCATAGATCGAACGGATCAATTGGTTCGTCATCTTCGAACTTTGGCTTGATAGCTTTTTCGATAATTGCGAAGATTTGTGGACCACATTCCATAATCATTACTTGACCTTCACAATCTGGGTTGTTCTTGTCTTTTTCTACATAGACGTTGAAGAAATACTTTGTCTTGCGCTTTCGGTTTCTCGCAACATTCTGGTATTTGGTCTTGTCTTCTGTACTTTCTGAATCATCACCCAAACGCCAATACAAGCCGTTGGATATACCTACGGGGTCTTTCTCGTCAAGAGTTGAACGAGAGTTTTCCCAGTAAAAATTGCTACCAACGTTAAAAGAATGGCTAAACTGGCGAACAAAGTTATCCCCTTCCTGTGCAGGAAGCAAACGAATAATAGCATTACCAATGCCTTCTTTCTTATCAAATCCCGGCTTATAGATGCGTTCATCTTTTTTGCCGCCACTGCCTTTGTTCATAGTCTCAAGCTTCTCTGCCATTGCCTTGAGGTTACTGCCTTTCTTTTTCTTTAGTGCGTTAAAATTAGCCATTAATTATTCCTAAAAGTGTTTTAATAATTTGTTTTGTCCAAATTTTTTCATTTCGTCCATGTCATATAAACGAGAGAAGTAGCAACGACAATAAAATTCTTTAGCTTGTCGTTGCTTGTCAACCACTTCTTTCCATAGAAGAGGATCAGAACTTTGTGATTCTTCAAAGATGCTAGATATATATGCATCAATAAACATCACTGTATTTTTTGAAACCATCCCCTTATCGTACCAGACATATAACAGAGGATGCAAGTGAAATTTTCCACCATTGAATAAATCTTTGTACCCACAACCAGTGGATTCTATCATTTTGTTAATGGTGTCTAGATCGTCATCAAATTCTACGTCAAAGCTGTTTATTCTGTCAAGACATTTTTTATAATGTTTGTACCACATCTGAGGAATAAATTTTTTATATCCATTTTCCATGTTAACAAAGAAGAAAATTTCAAGGTCTTCAACACCCACACGCTTTTCTATACCTGCATATTTATACACGTTTGACTTGTTCTTTTTGAAAGTTTCAAGCTTCACACTGGTTTTACCATTGTACTTGAAATAGTCATAATTGATCTTATCGTTAAAGTGCATCATGATAGCAAGGTATGTTTGATAAGCTGTGAATCCAATCATTTGTTCAGTCCTCGTTTTGATGATGCAACCAATTACCAGCTTCAAACTTGCTAAGTTTTCTTAGCATATAAACCGAAATTTTTGATGATCTTAATTCACTTTTATTTGTCAAAAGATGTGTAACAGCTTTTATATCTCCAAGCTCATACTCAAGGTTTTCTCTATTCGTTAATTGATCATCGGGTGATTTATTGTCATACCCATGTCTAAGAATTTTTCCTATAGCCTGTTGTGCCTCACCTAGCTCTTCGGATAAAATATACAACCTTTCTAATTGTGCGTCATTGAGTTTATTAAATGCCATTATAGTCTCTCTCATCATCCATACTTATATAATGTCGAAGGTTTGCAATAGCATCATATAATGCATTATGAGGTACTTCTGATATCCCATTAATCATTCGATCTATAGTAAACCGCATTGTGTTCGGTGTATTGATCATTGTTCCAGCACCCGTAATCATAATTTTGCAAATGTGCTGAATATCTTCTGGCCAGTCAACAATAATTTCGACTTCTTTGTATTGTAGAAAATAAAATTGCATTCTACTTTGAATGGTATCATCTCCTTCCCATACAACAACATGATCCAAAGGATGTTTGTCAAGGAAAGGAAAAACATTTTCATTAACCCATGGATCAATGTCCATTGATTGTGTCGCGTTTCTTACTGCGTAGAATATTTGACCATCTTCTGCGACCATACCTATACTAATTAAATCGCCTTTGAATCCATTGAACTCTGTGTCTAAAAATATTTTCATTAAAACAGACTCCCCATAGTGTTTCCTTTAATAACTTTTAAGTCCACACCTTCGCGTTCTATAGAATCAATTAATTTTTTGTTCAACAGCTTAGCTATGTCCTCTATTTCTTGGTCTGTTTCGTTTTCATAAAAATGAAGAACAGTTTCAATATAGGTGTCAAGTTCTAAGTCTTTTTTCATCTGTTCAAGATAAAGACAGAAATCGTTTTTTGATCGAAACATCATTTATTTAAAACACCCCTTTAGTTTTCCTACGAGTTTAGCTACTCGCGGATAATAATATTTTAGTCCTTTGCTCATGTTATTTCCTGAGTTATAGGATGCCACAACATGATTCCATTGTCCATCTCTGCGGTCATCCCAGTACAAAAGTTCTTCTATAGCAAGGGCTATGGCAAGGTCATCATCAAAAACGATCTTAGATGCTGCTACAGAGCGCATGAAAGGCGTATCTTTGTATCCCAGTCTGTTTATTGCTGTTTTGATATTAATTTGAGTAAGCCCATAATCCTTTGATTCTGGATTAACACGATACAACCCACCCTGACTCTCCTGAATTATAATAGCGGCCAACGTAAGTCCGTAGCCATGATCATACGCGGCGTAATAGCCTTTTGATACATTGTACCATTGTTCATTGGTCATTTTTTCTTGTGGTTTGCACGTTGATGCGTTTGCTGTGTTGGATAAAGACAAATGCGCTATGAACACCACCCCGCTTGCAAAGAGAAATAATTTATCTTTTGATGTCATCAGGAACCCCAAAAGATTTTTCAATTTTTCGATTTAGTTGTTCTAGTGAATCCGTAGTTGCATCACCATAACCACGAAGATAAGCAATATATAGCGCCTTATATGCTGCTGAATCCTTTTCGTTAGAAATATTCTCAAACATTTCTGACATTAGATCATCAAACCCTGATTTATTCATCGCAATATTCCTATAGTCTGTAATAGAGAGAATCTTTTTTGTTACGAGCCCCGTTGTAGATTTCAATTAACTTTTCAAATTCACCACGATAGCTTTCTATTGGAAATTTAAAAACGCTTGAGTTAGAGAGTTCGTGATTTCCCACGATTATACACCCCTTTATCGGTTTGAGTCCAAACATTTCTTCAATACAAATTGCATAACCAACACACTGCAAATAGTATTTCCACATTTTTCGTCTAGCGTATTTCTTTTTAACATCAATTTCTCTACGGCTGTTTTTGTGGTCTATAACGTGAAGAATGCCGTTTATATACGCGATACAGTCAACCCGACCAGCGAATCCGTATCGGTTGCTGTACAGAGGAATCTCAGTAGCTAGAACAGGGTTTATGGTATCAAGCAATGGCTTATTGCGGTTGAATAGAACCTTGCCTTTACCGTGAAGCTCAGAGCGTTCTAGCTCATTTCTCAAATACTTTTCACTCAGATCATGAAGAGAGTTTCCCCGAGCAGATGCTTCATTTTTTATTTTTTCTGCTTCTTCAATACCCACCCGTTTTATCCATGCATCAATACCACCATCATCCAAAATTGCTAAGATAGTGGTCATTGATGGAAAATTTCCTATGGGTGTTTTGTAAAATCTTTTTCCTGTTTCTTCGTTTGTCACTGACTCTATTTCTTTAAAGTCAAGGGGTTCCCAATTAAACTTTTTCCATGTAAAGGGATCATTCTTCATAAGTACATGAACCCTCCACCACCGAAGTAAAAAATTATAGTATATAGTAGAAGTGAGTAGACGCCTGTTGGAATTAAGTTTTCTGTTAGAATTGTTTTAAAAGGAGTTCTTTTAAATATTTTGTCCATCATAGAAAATACAAAAAGGACAAAAACCCAGTAAAGTACGTAATCTAGAAACATAATCATAGTTCAATCTCGTAGTCGCATTTTTTATATTCGTACTTACCTAAAACAGTAAGTGGCATCATACTGAAAAGTGAATCTTTCTCATCATTGAAAACAATAAAGCAGATACTTACATCGCTTCTGCGAACAAAGATGGCAATAGAATCTTCAGAGTTCATTTTTTCTTTGTCATCTTCAAAAATTTTGAGAAGATGATCATAGTGGCGGTCAAATAAAAGTTCAAAAATTTCTTTGAATGTTGTCTGATTAATTCCTCGTTCCAACACACGTCCAAACAAGTGTGGCTTGTATTTTGTAAAGTATCGAATATTGCTCTTTCGCGTTGAATCAAAAAACTTTTCGTTTATTGGGTAAATAACAGTTTTCATTATGTGTGATTTATATTCTAGTGGTGTCATTTTATAATCTCCGATTTTTATGCTTGTTCAATAAGTTCAATTCGGATTATATCTTTCAGGGCTTCTTTTAGTGAAGGACATTCTACACTTATCCAGTCACAGCAATGAAAATATTTATTATCAGAGCCGTTATTTGAAATTGAGGCCAATGAATAACCGCCCCCCACCCAGTAAATCTTGACCAACCCTATTGGAACATTATAACAATTTTCGTCTATTTCTCTCATAATTGTAGCCATTATTTTTCTCCTGTTTACACAAGAAATTATTCTTGTGTAGGTGTGTGAAATGGTACGCTAGGAAGGATTCGAACCTTCATGTATCCAGTTACCCTTTCTAGTGCTTAGAAGGCACAGGGGATACTAGCGCATTTTATACATTCTATCGTGTTCTTCTCTATGACAATTAGAACATAATAAAATACATGTATCAAGTTCTTTCTTTACTTTTTCATTAAATACATATCTTTTGTATTTTGAAATTGTAAAATCTTTTTTATCTGGATTAATATGATGAAATTCTAAAGCAGATAAAGATTTTGAGTATCCGCATTCAGTCTACTATCCTACCACACCGTAATAGGAACATGCAAATGAAACTACGTAAATTGTTGGCATTACAAAAGTGTAGAAAAATCCTCTGCTGTTGAAATCAATGCCTTCCCCGTTTTTCTTAGCTTGTTTAAAAGAGGAAACTGTTTTAAATCCTCCGAGAAGCAACATTATACACGACAAAACAAAGAAAAACATCAGCGTTGTCTTAAAAAAAATATCTATACTGTTCATATTAATTACCTATCCTATTACAATTTTTTGCCATTGGTTAAGAGATTGTCTGATTGAGTCATTGAATGGACTAAAAACTAATTCAAGTTCAATGTCAAGATCATCTAACTCTTTTTTTGTCTCTTCAATACACCACCGGTCAGAAAAATCACCACTGGGTTTGATAGTGACTACTTTATATATTCCATTTTGTGACAAGACATGACAACAGTGTAGACACGGTGGGTGTGTGATATAAGCTATACACCCCCTAACATCCTTTGTAGCGTTGTATATAGCGTTCTCTTCGGCGTGAAGAACACGCTTGTACTTCTCTTGTCTATCCAAGAAAGTTGCATCATCATGCTTGTACTCCCTAGAAAAGCCATTAGTACCAAACCCCATTGGTCGATTTAATGTGTCTGTTATTACACAACCAACTTTTGTTGATGGGTCTTTACTGAATGTTGAATAGAACAATGCAAGACACAAAAACCGATTACGCCAAGTATCGCTCGAAGTTTTTTCATTCATACGTGATTTCATACAATGGCTCAATTATTTTCATGAGTCGATCAGCTTGTGTCCACATTCAAAGCCAGAATCTTTACAAACAACGTTTTCTTTTCCTATGATTTCCATTTCAACTTCCTTTAAAGATTTTTTATTTGTCTAACACCAAATTCAATGGTGACTTCAAATGGTGTGAATAAATCTTCAAACCAATCAGTTATGAATTCACCTTTTTTATATGTCGAGTTTTGTGCACTAATAACAATACCAGTTCTGGGAGAAACAAACAAAACCACCGTATAACAACTATTTTTTGCAACATAAGGATATTTCATACCACCGACTGTTTTTTCTTTTTCACTAACTTTTTCTATGCTCATACTTTTTTATCTCTTAAAATTTCTTAAAATTTTACATAAGGCAAATTATACACTTTTTTAGTAATTACCACATCCATGAAGAAATTTCTCTCTGCCAAGAACAAAGCTTGAACTTATATTCTTCTGATTTTACGTAGGTGTTAGCCTTGTACTGATCTTTAAAGACTGCATTCAATGTCAACCCACGCAAACCCACACCATAATCTCTTGCATAGAAATAACCATCTTCTGTGTTGATCAAATCATAGAAATTCAAATTGGCAGGATGTGTTTTTGTCCAATTAGTTGTAATAGTCGCTTTTTTAACACTCCCTACACACACCATGTAGATGACATCACCTTTTTCGATGTCAGATTTATCGTCAAGACGAGATGTTGCGTAATCCATTTTAGTAACCTGCTGAGTGATTTAATGCGTTGTTGATAGACTGAGCAACTTTCATTTTCTCGCCACGATTCATCTTTTTCATTGCAATGTAGTCTTTCATGGCGTGACGTGGAATGCTTGGAAATACATAAACGATGTTTCCAAAGCGCAGATCGGTTCCCTCTAAAAGATTTGTTGTTCCGATCATGGACATGATGTAGTAGATTTCGTTGTTGGCTTCAATTTCGGTGAAACCGTTGTCACGGACTAGGTAGGTTCTTAGAATGTTTGAAAAAAGTGCATCGTTCATATCTTTAATCTCCTGTGTGTTTCTTTATTCAACACAATTATTGTAGCAATAAAAAAGGGCTTTTGCAAGCCCCTGTGTGAAATTAGTAAGAAGAATATGCTTCTTTGGCTGCTTCTCTTGTGGCTTCTTCTAAATTATCGTCATCGATTAATGCTGATAAAATTGTGTCAAGTGCGCTTTCTAAAGTTCTAATTTTATCTCTCGAATCTTCAAGCTCTTCTTCTGCTTGTTTAATATCGCTTTCAATTCCCATTTAATATACATCCCGAGTAGTTGCGTATTTTCCTTTCTTCAAAACGTAAAAGTCATAGTAGAATACTTCAATAGCTTTCATGCTTTTTAAAGCATCGGGGCTGATTCTATCTACGCCTTTTACAAATCCGTAGACTTCACTCAGAAACTTTGATTTTGTGAAGATTGCATTGATGTCTTCAAATTTATTGGACATCAACCACTTGAAGTATTCGGTTTCAGCCATTGGCCTGAAAACTGTGTTGTTTTTAAAAAACTTGCTTGTATAGTCCACGATAAACTCCTAATTAAATTTTGATAATCTCAAAGTTTCCCAAGTTTTTCCATAGATTTATAATACCCTCTCTTTGTTAGTATTTCTTTGGCTGCATATTTTGTGTCAGTACTCATCAAGGAATTATTAGTAACACAAACCAACATCTTGCTGTTCATATTATTAAGGGCTTTTGAACTTACATAACCTTCGAACATATTAAATTCTCCTAATTTGTTTCATCATTTCCTCATTACGTATGCATTCTCTCACAACTGATCAGATTATGCAATTATTTTTTACTAAGAATGTCATGTTCACTAATATCAAAAACACTAGAGCGACCACTAACATGCCAAATGTTGAATTCGTTTGTGTATCGAACATTCCCCTCTTTCAGATACCGAACCGTTCCCTTTGCATCAAATGACGTGGTTTCTGGATTGCTATTTTCTTTCACTTCATGAATCCTAACTGTATTGCCTGAGCGATTGAGATAGGTTCCAGCTTCATTAATAATGGTAGGTAGCTCATTCAGTGATGTCATAAAATGTTCCTCAATTGATTTACCTAAATCTTAACAATAAAAAAGGGCTTTTGCAAGCCCCTGTGTGAAATTAGTCTGATTCGTTGTCGCCTTTCCAGCCAGCATCCACCTCATCGTAAAACTTTTTCTTATCTTCGTTTGATAAGTCTTGTGGTGATTTTGCGTCGTACTTTTTTAGCATCTTGTTGAAGAATTCTTTGTATGCTTTGTCATCGCCAGATTTAGCAACTTCGGTTACAAATTGTTTAAACGGTTTCATTTACAGTATTCCTTTTAATATTACAGAGAGTCAGTCTATTTTATTTATATATCTCCAAATATCTTCAATCACTTTCATAGAAACACTATCGGGGTGATCGGGCGAACAATCAAATCCGTTGCTGTCTGGTTCTGGCGTCCATGGGTTTTTCCACAATCCGTACTTGTTGCGAATGTGTCTACCCATTGTACTATGGTATTCAATTAAGTCATCTTTTTTACATCCTGCAAATATTTCGTATTCACTTAAAAGAGCAGTCTCACGCATTTCAATATAAACTTCCTTTACCATATCATTATGTAAAGTCATCAGCTACTATATCCCAAGTTTAGTTTTTGGATTTCTTCTATTTTGGCCCATCGCCATTTGTAATCCCAACCATGGTCAAAGGGATATTTGACTTGAACTTTGAATGTAGCTTTTCCAAAGCGACTTGAAATAATCCATTTACCTGTTAATTCTTCCCAGTTCTTCATTAGTATAGGTTCTCCGACCAAAGAATGTCATCTACTGTTTCATTTGATTGGTTGGCGACATATCGAATAATTTGATTTTTTCGTTTAGCGACATCCCAAGCTTCCTTTCTTGTTAGAAAGTTTCCATACTGATCAATGAACCCCTGTTCTTCATTGCCGCCTCGAATTCCTTGTAAGTCGGCTTGTTCAACCATCCATCTATCCCAATGCCTAGCTCCCAGAAGGACTGTACCTTTTTTTGTTCTGTTAGCAGCACAAACCACCCTACGGGTTTCTTCTTGAATCAAAGCTCTTTCTTCCTCAGTCATAATTTTCTCCTAGTCTGTCCATGCACTTGAAATTTCAGGTGCTTCGAATGCTGAAATATTGTGTGCTAAACTCATCGCTGTCACACAAGCCACATCAGCGTCTTTGTACATATCGACCAGTCTATCAAGCACAACACGATCACCGCTGTTAAGCACCTCTATGGCGCTTTCACATACAGATTCATTGAACTGGTTGGATACATTCATTTTAATTTCACCAGAAACAATCTTTTCAAGATGATCTTCGATCAGAACAAGTGCAACAATTTCAAAGTTTTTCATTTTAAATCTCCTAAGTTTTTCTCAATTTCTACAATAAGTATAAACGAAAAAAGGGACTCTTGCAAGCCCCTTTTCGGTTTTACTTCAAGTAAGCTGGCCCTGTCCATGAGCCGCTGAATACACCAGTTAAGACGTTACCTCTTGCAGAGTTTCTAGCCGGTGCAGCAAATCCAGCCGCCTTTAGTATGTCGCCAAACTTAAAAGTTCTATCTTCGTTTGAATTCACAACAAATGCTTTAACTGAAGAATTGGCAATGATTTTAATGTACTTTTTGCCGATACGAACAGAAAAAGAATTCTTGAAGTTTTCAATATTTTCTTTTGCACGTTCTTCGCCAACTGAACGGATTGTGTATGACGCATAATCAGAAACCATGAAATCAATGTAAGCGGCAACGCCTGAATCAATATCTGTGTAGGTCATATAATGTAACTCCTAGAAAATGGTAATTCCTCAGTACAAGAGTATCTTCTCATACTGAGGGTTGTGCGTCAAGATTTAATTTTCTAAAATTTTAACAATCCTTTCAGAAAGCTCTTCAAACCATTGTGTACCATGTCCTCGTGTCGTTTCTGCTGCTGTCCCTAGCCTGATACCAGACGTTTCAACAAAAGACCTTGGATCATTTGGTATTCCATTTTTATTAACTGTTATACCATATTCTTCTAAAAGATTAGCAGCTTCTTTTCCAGAATACTTACTATCGCTTAGGTCCAAAAGTATTATGTGTGAATCAGTGCCATTTGTCAAAGTTTTTAAACCATGATTTTCAAATACACTACACATTACTTTTGAATTGTCAACTACTTGGCGCACATATTTTCTAAATGATTCTGTATCTGCTTCAATAAAACATTGCGCTTTAGCTGATATGGTATGCATCATCGGCCCGCCTTGTGTGCCGGGAAAAATAGCACTGTTTATTTTTTTAGTGTATTTTTCATCATTCCACATAATAATACCACCACGCGGCCCTCTTAGGGTTTTGTGTGTTGTTGATGTTATCACGTCGGCAATTCCTATTGGACTTTCGTAAACCCTACCCGCAATCAATCCAGAGTAATGAGCTATGTCAGCTAACAAAAAAGCACCTATAGAATCCGCTATAGCTCTAAAACGAATAAAATCTATTTGTCTTGGGTAAGCACTAGCTCCACATATAATCATTTTTGGAAGATGTTTATTGGCAAGACGCTCAACTTCGTCATAGTCAATCCATCCATTTTTATCTACACCATAACTGAATGCGTTATAGATTTTTCCAGATATGTTGGGGGATGCTCCGTGTGACAAATGACCACCACTTGCTAGGTCCATTCCCAATATAACATCGGTTGGTTTTAAGAATGCTTGAAACACTGCTGTATTTGCGTTAGCTCCGCAGTGTGGTTGAACATTAGCGTAATTACAGCCGAATAATATTTTTAATTTGCTGATTGCCAAGTCTTCAATTTCATCAACATGATTACAACCGTTGTAGTATCTTTTTCCAGAATACCCTTCCGCATACTTGTTAGTGAAAACGCTTCCATTGAGTTTCATCACTGCGTCACTGACAAAATTTTCACTTGCTATTAATTCTATGGTATTTGTTTGTCTGAACTGCTCTTTTGCTAATATCTTTTGTATTGTGTTATTGATCATCTTATCGGAAATCTCTCTATTTTATAAACAAGAAAAAAAGGGACTCTTTCAAGCCCCCTTTTCATTTTTATTGATTATTTATGTTTCCCACTACCATTCAGTACCTCGAATTTCTAAATAACCATCAATCTGTTCGTACCACTCTTCCAGTGTATTATCTTCCTCATAATAGTCAGTCGTTTCTAATCCTTTCTTATAATGATCCTCAAAGTCTTGCAAATCCTGCAAAACAATTTTTTTGAATTCATCTATTTTCATAATCAAATTCCTTTTTAATCATTAGTATTCTTGTGTTCTGTATATGTATTTTAGTTCTGAAAAAGCCTCAAATTGCTCTTGCCAATCATGCAATGAATTTCTTTGTCGATAATGATCAGTTTCTTCTAATCCTTTTTTATAACTAATCTCAAAATCTTCTACATCTTTCAACAAAACTTTTTTGAATTCATCTAAATTCATAATCAAATTCCTTTTTAATCATCAAATTCTTCGAAGGTTTTCTCTTCTGAATTGTTTTTCATTTTGACAATGGTTTCATAAAAGGCTTCGTACTCTTCGAACTCTTTCACAGTTTTGTCAAATTTATCTTCATGAAAATCTTTCAAAGTCTTTGAAATCCACTTTGGATCAATTTCATAGGTTTCTTTAATGAACTTCTTTGTTTCCTTAATGTAATCTGATTCGCCTTTCATACGAGTCAGTGAATTAGACATCTGCTCGATAGCTGCGAAAATTTCTTTGCGATGCTCTTCTGAGCTAGGGATGTTAATTTCAATTTGATCAGACATTCATATTTCCTTTATAGATTAAAAAGTTGATCTTCAACTTTTTGGTCAGAATTGACCACCCGCATTTTTTCATGAATGAAATTTATCTCTTTTTTAATCTTTTCATTCAATTCTGAAAATTCTTCATGTGTTTTTTCGTTTTCTGCTATTTTTTCTATTACAGAGTGAATGCTTTTAAAAGCTTCTTCAAGAGGTTTGTTTTCGATCCAAACTGAAAGTTCTTTCATAACAATTCCTCTTTTGATTGTGTCGTTTGATCAGACATTCATATTTCCCTTATAGATTAAAAAGTTGATCTTCAACTTTGTCTGCCAAAATTGACCACCCGCGTTTTCCGTTTACAGTAGAAGGTAGTTTTACTTCTTCAGACTCAAAAGCAAATTCACGCCCGCCAATCCTTGAAAGAAACTCACCAGCTACCTTACCATATCTAGAATTTCCTACAACCTCCCGATTACCCAGTGCTGGAAAAGAATCGTCGCGTTTTGATGTTCCGATCAAGTAAGCGCCTTTGCCGCCTTGTGGAACAATCAACACAGAGTCTTGATCAAAGCGTGTTCCTAGAGCAACCAGATCACGTTCTAGCTTACCACCATCATTCATATCAACTACAAAGAACGATGGTTCACCGACTTCTCTGGCGTTCTCAGAGCCGAAGTTTTCAATGTAGTTACCTTGGACAGATGTTATAGAATATCCCTGCTTTGTCAAGTAAGATTTAATTTCGCGGTTATTCTGCTTGTTCTGTGATTTTTCGTTTTCATCACGATAACCAGAAATCGCACCAGCTTGATGATCTTGAACATGCCGCCAGATACGTGATAATGAACTCTCTTCTAGCTTGTTGTCAACCCATTCTGAAAATTCTTGCATAACTCCCTCATTTAATTGTGTCATTTGGGTTAATGATTCTTTCAGGTTGTGCATGGTTTCAAAAACTTGTTCAAGACCTTGTGGCAAAATGCTGATATTGAATAGCTTCTTACCTGTCATGTATAAAACCGCTGTTGTTGTTCCGCCACCGGGCAAAAGAAAAAGTGGTGCTATCAAAGCAAATTTAGCCACATCCCCTAATTGTCTAAGAGCCCGTTTAACATCTTCATCTGTAATCGTTTTTTCTTTCTTTAAAATTTCTTTCAACTTCTTAAAGAAAGTTTCCAACATGAATATAGTCTCTTTTCGTTCAAAGTCAAGACCAGATAGCAATTTTTTTATTTTTATAACAGTGTTTGCTGACATTGATTTTGCTTTGTCCATGATAGCAGCTTTAATACCCGCCTCATCTAAAATTTCTTGTTGATAAAAGTCATCAAAAGATTGCATGGGTTATCTGTCCTTTATGTTTTTTGATATCAAACTATTTATCCCAAATCCCAATCTTCTAATTTTGACTTCTCAAAAATTTCTTTAGTCTTCTTTATCTCTGGTTTATCAGATGAATTACTACCACCCACCATAGAATCAATATCAGTGTATCTCATTTTTGTAAAATCTACACCAACTAACTGAGACTTTGATTTTTGATTTTTAGCACCATATCTAGTTTTCAACTGAATAAGAAGCTGTTGGTTCAGTTCCATCAAATTATCATTTGTAACAATAGCGGCCATGAAATCTGCTGTAGCGGGCAAACCGAAACTTTCAGATGTGTTTGTCATGTCTGGTGATGAACTGTTGCTACCATCACGATTTACTTGTGTTGCTGTTACTATAGGTAAATTTTCTTCAACAGCCAAGCCTCTTAATTCTTCTGCAATGGCTTTGATGTATGAATAAGAGTTAACCCCGTTTAATGTCTTGTATCTTGAGCTTGTAAAAATATTGATATAATCCAAAAAGATAATATCAGGAGTAAACTTTTTCTTCTGCTTTAACTCTTTCAAGTACTGTTTAATGTGTCCAGCATGAGCCGATGAAGTTGGATATTCTTTTGCAAAGTATCGACCAGCCCCGCGCTCTTTTAGCTTCCTCAAACTACCCATAAACCACTCTTTGTCAAGATTTGGGTCTTTGAGTTTGTCGGTAGTAACGTCTAAAAGGTTTGCATCTATTCTTTCATTTAGTGCGTCCTCACTCATTTCAGCACTAATATAAAGAACGTTTTTACCTTGTTTTACTAATTCACCAGCCAAAAAACACATCAAAGCTGATTTTCCAGCATTTGTTGTTGCTAAAAAGACATTCAAAGTCTTAGGTGGTAGTCCACCATTTGTCAATATTTGCAATGCTTCTAATGGCAAAGATAGTCTAGATTCTGGATTTGTATAGTATGCATATCTTGCTTCTGCATCTTCAAAATAGTCAGAGCCCAATTCTTGGTTAAATTGTATTGATATGGCTTCACTAAGAAGTTCTGGAATAAAATGCTTATCTCTTTTTTTGTCATTACCTTCAAGAATCTGGATACTGTCATAAACAGCATTGTAAGTAGCTTTATCAGAACAATATTCTTCTGTTTCATCTACCAACCAATCAAAATCTACAACCTCTTTTCTGTTTTTGTAGATTTCTTCAAGAACTCCAACACTGTCTTTAAAGACATCTTCGTTTAAAGGTAGCTTTTGCAAGTATAGTAGCAATGCTTCCATTGTAGGTTTTTTATTGTACTTGTCAAATAAATATGCATAAGAATTAAACAGTGTTTTTAAAGTACCATCGAAATACTCATCCTTTAGGTAAGGATAGACCTTTAAAGCGTAATCATCATTAAACAAAAGTCCACGCATTATTACATTTTCAATTGATTCCATCTAATCCTCTGTAGTGTTGGTTTGTGTGACAAGATGATTCTTGCCACACATAGTTATAATGGGAACTATTCTACCAACTCGCCTGTATGTGGGTCAACCCCTTTTCCGATTGCCTCTAACAGTGCTGAATCAACGGTTTTGCTTCCGCCAGCACTCAGAAGATACAGTTCACCCACGGCTTTATCAAAGCTTGGATCATCAATAATGGGTTTCCAGAACTCGTGACACGAAGACTCTTTCCTGCGCCAATTCTTATCTTCCTCTACAGCGGGCCTAGAGTACCACCCCTGCTTTGGTTTTATGACGTGACCGGTTAGCAAGGCAACATCCAAAAGCCCGCCGTAGGGGTCCACACCTTCTGCATACGTAGCTGCATACACCAATGCTGACTTTTCTTTGATAAAACGAGATTTGTCTGAGTTAAGAATAAAGTCATAACCCAACATTTCTTTGGTTTTTTCATCTTTAACTTGTCTGCGACCAACAATCAAAGACCAATCAGAAGAATACTGAATACCAGTACCACCACTAATAATAGTTTTACTGTAGGTTTCCTGAGTTTGATATACGTGAGCGATACAAATCATAGGAATAAATTTCATATGAAGCTTTGGCGTCACAATACGAAAGAACCCTTTCAATTTCTTTGCACGAGTCATGTCCATTGCAGAGTTTTCACCTTCCGCATCGGCTACCTCTTTCTTTGACGCCAAGTTGCCAACCGAGTCAATAAGAATGATGACCTTATCAGATTCTTCAATCTCTTTTAGCTTTTGAGCAACGTCAAATGTTAATTCTTCAATGTCACTAATAGGAACGTGAATAACTCGATCTTCATCAACACCGGACTTTTCAAAGTAACCTTTCTTTGTGCCGAACTCGGAATCATAGAAAATACAAATAGACTCTTTGTGTTTCTTCATATAACTACTAACGATTTCTAAACTCAAGTTAGATTTGAAGTGTTTTGATGGGCCTGCAATGACACCAACTCCCGGCAGAATACCACCGTGAATTGATCCGCTAAGAGCGATATTTAGTGAATACACACTTGTCGGGATACCGATGTCATCGTTAAAAAATCTTGACTTTTTCAACATACTGGCACTGTTACCTTTTGCACCAGCTTTTAGTAGTCTATCTGCTAAACTCATTTACATTTCCTCTTTAAAATAATTGACTCTCACGCTTGTCTTTTGCTTCTTGTATTCTCTTTTCCCCTATCTTAAAATATTTTTTGTCCATTTCAATACCTATAAATTCCCTGTCAAGGTTAACGCAGGCCACGCCGGTTGTAAACGACCCAGCCGTAAAATCTAAAACGGTTTCATTTTCATTAGTGTATGTTTTTATCAAGTATTCCATCAAAGCAACAGGTTTTTGTGTGGGGTGTATTTTAGTTCCGTTTCCGTTTGGAACACTACTGATAGCCTGAACACTCATTGGGTATATTTTATCTTTATCGTACTCTCTATAACTTATTTCAGTTTTATTTCTTTCAAAATTCATAAAATTTGATGTATTTTTTCTCCCATCAACAACTTTTCCATTGGTTGGGTTTTTCCACAAAGATAG